GAGGGCAGCATCAATATAATGTGCCATCCATTTCCTTTTAATCTTTCCAGCTGCAGGGATTGATTCCGCGAACAGCTGCAGTTCCATTTTATGCATTACAAGTCCTCGCTTTCTATTTTGTAGGTCACCTGTATCTGTATCTGGTACAGGATCCCATCGTTAACTGTCTCACCCATGGGCTGCATGGCCATCGCATTAGATGTAGTGGCCTTTATGAATCTTGCTTCCAGCTCCTGGTTTCCGATATTGGCTACAAGCCCATCCTCCTCAGGCAGCTGCTCCAGCCAGTATCCCAGTTCCAGGAGGAAATTGCTGTTGACCAGCCGGCAGTAATCCGTGAAGGATGGGGCCACTGCGTACATTACGAAATTGTGGCGCCGTGTCTGGTTCCCCAGCATGTCCTCCTTGACCAGGCTGTCCCCATTGCTGGACAGGCCATAACTGGAGCCCGGCTCCGTAAAGTCCACATGGATATCCCCATCGACCAGGAACTCCGATATCTTCGGATACTCTGTTAGTTTCTGCCTCATGAAATCTATGATTGTCAATTACTTCCCTCCTCTGCCTATCAGCTCCTGAGCTGCCTGTAGTATGTCATCCTTATGGTCGGCCTTCATACGGTCGAACCACTTCTTGCCACGCATGGGTGCACCGGCATAGGCCAGTTCCCGGTCCGTAGGGACTTTTATCTCGTTTTTCTTTGCCCAAGGGCTGCCTGTTGTCGGCGATACATACAGGATGCCCTCATGCAGGTAATGGGCATAAGGACCTGGGGTGTCAATCTGCCCTGAGCCAATCACCGTCGACAGCACCATCATATGTGCCAACTCCCCAGCCTGTCTGCGCGGCATATAATCCACCATATATCTCATGCACTCATTATCCACTAACTTCTGGACATCCCCACCAACCTGAAGCCCATTTCGTTTAAGTAATTCCTCTGTTGATAACATATCCAGTTTTACATCCACAGCCCCCACCCCCCTTACTTACAGGCCAGCTCATAATGTTGCACTGATTCACTGCCATACAGCCGCTCATCCACCGTGACCACCGTCATGAAACCGTGGGTGGACTTAAGTGCGGCCAGGGACTTTGACATGGTTTCCGGACTACTGCAATCTATTTCATCCTCAATAATACCCTTGACGGCCAGGTCCTTGCCCTGTGTCAGTTTTATTGGGCCGTCCATGCTTTCTAAAGGTATGACCAGGAGGACGGATGTGCCGTCCCTCTGGCCGGTCTTAAGATAGGTGGACTGCCTCACGTCCTCCCAGTACACACCTTCTATGGGCATCCTGGTGTATCTCTCGGCCTTTCCTTCCTTGCTGTACAAGTACAGCGTCACATCCGCATTGGTATACATATCACACTCCCTGGTAACACAGTCCGGTATCCGCCAGCCACTTCATGATGATGTTGCGCTGCTCCTTGGCTGAAGCTTGTGCCGATTCCTGGGCGCTGGCAAAGCTGACTGAATAAGTACCATTCTTCTCCGATGTTTTCCCGCCGGCCTCCTTCTGCTGCTTCTCCCTACGGTACTCAGACTCAGCCAGTTCGCAGCAGCACATCTGTACTGCCTCCGGTATCTCCACTACATTTTTCAGACGGCTGAACGTATAACGGTCAATGACCTGGCTGGCAGACTGGGCGTAAAAAAGGAAGCCAGATGTGATAACCGGCTTCCTTCCCTTCAGATAATCGTTGATATAGTACATTTCGTCAGTATAAGCCTGCATCGTGCCTGCCTCCTTACTGCTTGATGAGGGTTACGTCCTTTGTTACTGCTTCACCTGCTACAGTCACTGTCTCGGTAACCTGGCTGTAGCCTGATTTCTTAATCTTCGCGGGGTATGTCCCTGCCCGCAGGTTAAACTCCGCCACGCCGGACGCGTCCGTCTTAACCCTAGAGCCATTCACATCCACAATTGCCCCATCAATGGCTGCTGGTGCTTCGGCGTTATCCTTAACTGTAAAGGTCACCTTCTGGGTTGTAACCGGGCTTGTAGGCTCCAGGTAAGCGAATGGACACCCTACACGGTCTTCATCCATCCGGGTTGCTGGGTTCGGCAGTGCCCACCCCATCCGGAATACAATTCGCAGCGCCACCATGTCCTGCTGGGCCAGGTTGTAGACGATTTCCTTTGTTACTGGGTCCTGGATGACACCCTGGTCAAGAATCTTCACCGTCACGTCCTGACGGATGGAATACACCGCCTGTTTGAAGTCACCGACAATCAGCTGTGCAATGGTGCTGTCATACGCCCCGTTCTGCGGGAAATACATCGGCGCCCCGTCCAATGCATAGTTTGTGGAACCCTGCATGTCAGACTTGAAAATAAGGCTGCCATCGGTTGACCGGATGCCCCTCAGCTTCGCCCTCATGGTCATGGCGGCCAGGGCGCCGGTGGCCATGAACCCGTCTTCCTCAACCTTGGAAATGACGCCACCCTCACCCAGGAGCAGGTCATAATAATCCGGACTGGAACCTACAGCCACGTTGTTACCCGCCTGCCTGGCCAGCGTGATGATGTCATTCTGCCAGTTACGCGGGCGGTTCATACCGAAGATGATTGCGCTGTCCACGCGCTGGCCGATTGCCTCGTTGACCCTCGGTGTAATCTCACCGAAGATGTCGAACTCCGCATCATCCAGCACTGCCTCAGGAATCGGCACGATGACTGCCAGTTCCGAAGCCTCGATGAATACGTTATCCCAAGCCTGCCTGGTTGTCTGTTTCATGCCAGTATCCCCATCCACCCAATATGCGGTCGGAAGGAAGTCAAGTACCCTCATCCGGGTCTGGTTGCTTGTCATGTTCGGCAGCTTCCGTGCCAGGGACATGAAAGTAGACTGCTTCGGCGCGTCCTGGAAAATAGTTGAAATAACCTGCTCACGGATAATGGCCTCCGCGTCGGCCCTGCTTGTAATATTTACTGGCATATTCTTTTACCTCCTATTCTCTGCCTAAAAGACTTCTTAAGGCATTGTTTGCTTGTGTCCTTGTGTCATCTGTTTTCTCACCACCAGGCCCAGGAGTAGGCGCAACCACCCGGGGAATACTGACGTCCTGAAACAGATAGCCCTTTTCCTTTTTGACTATTTCCAGGGCTGCCTTGATATCCGATTCCTGGTTCTTGCTGGCTTTCAGCTTATCCACATCCAAGAAAGGCATAACAGCTTTAATGTCCCTGGGCTTGAAGCCTTCCGCTGTGGATTTCAGAAGGTCGTTAAAATCACGTTCCGCCAGCTGCTTTTGGTATTCAGCATCCTTGTTGGCCAAGTCTGCCGTCAGGGTCTGTATCTTCCCCTGGAGCTCCGATATGTTTACGCCTTCAAAGCTCTTAAGGGTAGCTTGTGCTGCGGAAAGCTGGGACTTATAGGTATCCCTTTCCTGCTTAATCCCGTTGACGTCCTTTCCGTATTCGGCCATGACATAATCAATCTGTTCCTGTGACAATCCTTTTGCCTGCAAATCCTCTGTCTTCATCTTCTTTTCCTTTCCTGCCCGTCCTTAGGTTATTTGTAGGTGTGTAACCATCCACCAACGGCTGACTGTTTTAGGTCTTATCTTCTGACCGGTTTTGAGTATAAAAATAGCACCCAGGATAATCCTGCGTGCTTATTCTTCTTTGTGGCAAATATTTGTCAGCTTCTTGTACACATCTTCATACAATTCTTGCTTATCGCCGTTAAACGTATATTCAGCATAGATTCCATCTCCGCTTATTGTCGTAGATGCAAGACACTTGTAATTCTGTAAAGTCTTGCATGACCAAACAATAAATACATCGCCTAAGTCAATTTCAACTCCTGGTCTATTTTTTCTATACCACTCAACCAATTTCTTCTGGCATACATTTTCAAAATGCTTCATTCCTGTAATAATCATATAATCCTCTCTTTCCGTTGCGATATCGCAACAAATAAAATACCACCGGTCATTATCGACTGGTGGTATTTAGTGCTCGTATGCTTCATCCCATGATGTCATCTTGTCGCATCTTTCTTTTTCTTTTTCAATTGCCTTTTCAATTTCTTCCGCTGTTCGCCCACTGTCTTTCACCGGACCGTCATAGTAACTGAAGTTCTTTTCCTTCTTCACCGAATCACCTTCCACTCTATTCCATATTCCTCCATGAATTCATCCAGGACCCTTTTATGAGCATCCATCTCGTTCATATTATACGGCCAATTCTTATATTTTTCAATCCTTCCGTCAAATAATCCAGCCGTGAATATACGCTTCCCGGCTTTATATGTATATACAGTCCCATCATGGCAAGCAACAACTCCAAGTGAATATCTATGAAGGCCATTAGAAGTAAAATCACTTCCGGTCGGCGGAAGATTGGTTGAATGGTTGTGTATACTAATTAAGGAATTTGGTTTGTAATCTTTGACCGCGTTTGACAAGCTTGCATTGTACACAACTTCATAATCTGTTTTTCCTCCAGTCTGAGAGCCGGCAACCTTTCCGCTCTCTTTATCCAGAAGGTACATATCTTCTTTATCCGTCCCATTACGGTGTGTCAGCATAGCCTTGGCTCTCTGGTATATGCTCTCATTCACTTCCGGTTTATCCGTAATCTGGTTAAACTTTGCCTTATATTCAGGTGACCCAATGTATTCTAAGTCTACTTTTCCCGCGGCTCCGGTTGCTCCCTTTTTAGACGCGATTCCACGTTCTGCTTGAGTATTACTACTGGCAACCTTCAACCGCTCCCGTTGTTGCCGCAGACCCATCTCCTTAGAGAAATCCACATAGGTCTTGTTGGTCAGCCGCAACCGGCACTTAGCCGCCGTGATATCTTCCTTGTCAGCTCCAGCCTTCTCCAGCAGCTCCACATCCTGCTTCTGCTTCCGGATGGTACGTTCCAGGCGGCGCTGATGCTGTAATGCCGCATATGTGTCATAATCCCGGCCTCTATATACCCTCTTTTCATTTTCCCGCCGGTTCTGTTCTTTCAGCCACGCATCCGTGTACTTGCGCTTGCTGATTCCAAGAAGGAAAGGAAACTTGATATGATAGCAGTTAATCCCTGCAAATCCAAGCATCTCGCCCTCGCCGCAAACTGTCCGCATCTCCTCCGAACTGTAGACCTTTCCCTGCCAACTCTGGTGATTAAGGTATCCGGTCCCAGTGTTACGTGCACCCATGTGCCAATCCACTTCCCAATGGTCCGTCCCCAGCTCCTCGGCATTCCTATCGCTGACCTGCTTGGTCATCTGGGCCACGCCCGTCATCACCGCGCGCCTTGCTGCCACCTCAATCCGGTCGGACTTTCCAGATGCATAATCCACCGTCCGGATGCCGCTGGCCGTCATCTCGTCAATCACCTCACCAATGGCCTGGCTGTACGTCCTGGTGCCAGTGGTAATTCCCAGCATGGCCTTGTCCAGGCTGCGCTCCAGGTATTCGGATAGCGGCGTGAATACCTTCTGGCCGCCGCCCATCGACACGTTGAAGCCCGTGGTCTGAGTGATGTTTTCCAGCGACCGCAGGCTGCCCTTGGTCTGCCTCCTGGCAGCATCCACGACTTGCTGCAGCCATTGGTTGTCCTCATAGGGCTGGTAGTCCTTGCCAGCAGCCTCATAGATTGCCTTGTTGCGAATGTAGTCAGACTTGACCGCCTGTTCATAGATGTCATCCACCTGAAGACCCGCCTTTCTGATGCCCTCACCTATCAGCTGTTTGATTCGCGCCCGGCCTGCTCCAATGGCATCCATCCTCACCAACAGCCAGTCAATGAGCGGAGTTATCTGAGCAGCCGCCTGAATGCGCTGTATGATTTCATCCATGACGGACAGCTCCAGAGCCGTCATGGTGCGCTCCAATGGTTTTGGCAGCTTCTCCAGCTCCTCTGGTGTCAATCACATCACCGCCTATTCTTCTGTCATTGCCGGTTCCGGCAGATTCTTGACCGCCTCTTCTAGTGTTTCCCCATAATACTTAGCCCGATATTCCTCTAATCTCATAACTCCCATCGCCACATCCTTGCGGTCCTGCTCCCGCTCAGTCTCTGCGTCAACCATCACACTGTCATCCCAGTCAGATGACACTTCGTAATCATTTCCTGCCGGAACCAATCCATATAACGCCGACCAGAAACTCATGGCATACACCAGGTCCTCCAGGGCGTCCTGCAGGGCCATCTGGGTGTCAGAGACCATCACATAAGAGCGCTGCCGGCTGGTCTTAATCTCAGTTGCCGTTTTATCCACGCTCTGCGGGTCTGACAGGGTGCCGTAGGCAAGGTTACAGTTGAACTCCACCAGCTTCAGCTGGTTGTTAAAGCCGTTGAATAGGGCCGTGTCCCTTATTTCTGGGCTGAAGGTGTCAATGAAAGGCTTATCCGCGGCGCCTGTATCGTATTCCACGTTTCGGTATAACCGTTCCTTACCTCCCGGATACTCAAACTTGTCCCGGTCCTGGTTGTACTT